CCTAAGAATTGGAAAAGATGTTTGATGCCGTTGTTGAAGCATCAACAATTAAAAGCTGGGTTGTGTTTAAAACGTTTTGTAACAACAAGCAAAAACAGCTTATTAAAATAATCAAATCAAATGAACTCGTAAATGTGATGTCCGACGGTGTTGATTTCGCCGTAATTGTTAATGAGGATGTTTTTGATAAATTAACACCCGAATATCAAAACATTGCATTGGTTGAAAGCATTGGTGGTATATCTGTATCTGAATCAGATGTTTTATCCAAAAATCCTCCAGATTTCACCACACACACTGGTGTTTTGACTAAATTTGGTGACAGCAAAGTAATTGCATTTAAAGAATCCGTTGCGAGTATTTATGATGCTATAAAAGAAGAGGAAGCCAGAGCAAAAGCTGAAAGATCTACAAAACGAGGTAGACCAGCAAAGGCAAAATAAATAATTACTTACATTAATCATATCAGGCTTATCAGGCTTATCCTGACAATACCGATACAAAAGATCCCAGTCATATGATTGGGATTTTTTTTTGTTTGTATTTATATGAAAATTATTAATTAATGGCTACATATAACATTAACTATCCAATAACGGACAATTTTGTTACAAATACGTTTTTTTCACTATCGAAAGTGCAAAAAGAGGCATATACATCTGATTTATTATTGTTGCTATTAACACAAAAGGGAGAAAGATATTATGAGCCTGATTATGGAACAAATTTGATACAATACATTTTTGAGCAAAATGATGGAATTACATCCAATGATATTTTGAATGAAATAAAGACAGATGTTTCGACATATTTACCAAGTATTACAATAAAAACGGTAAATTTCTATACCACAGCAGACGACCCAAGCATAAATGAAAATCAGATAGTTATGCATATTGATTTTGTATATACTGAAGACACTTATAGCGAACAAAATACTATTAATATAACGTTTTAAAATAAACAATAAAAATGGATAATATCGTACAATACAGCAGTAGAACATTTACAGATATAAAAAATGATTTATATGCTTATATCAAACAACAATATCCCGAAGTTATAAATGACTTTAATGATTCGAGTGTTGGCGCCATGTTGGTTGATTTAAATGCGGGGGTAAATAACAATTTATCGATGAATATCGATAAAGCATATCAAGAAACTACCTTAGATTATGCTCAATTAAGAACATCTTTGATTGAAATTGCAAAAAATTTAGGATTTAATATACCCAATAAAAGACCATCTGTAACTGTTGTTGATTTTAGCTTAAACATACCCGTTCTTGGAGACCAGCCAGATCCGTCTTATTACCCGACATTATCTGTTGGCGCTCAAGTTATGGGAGGCGGTAAAATTTTCGAAACCGATGATATTATAGATTGGAGTTCTTCTGTAAGCACTTTAGGTGACCCAAATAGATCAATTGTTCCAAATTATGATTCAAATGGCATTATTGCAAGTTATAATGTAACTAAGAGAGAGGTAGTGGTAAATGGTTCATCAAGTATATTTCAAAGAGCTATTGGAAGTGCGGATATTGTGCCGTTTTTTACGATAACACTTCCAAACCAAAATGTGACTGAAATTGAGAATGTTATATTAAGAGAGGGAACAAATAATTCAACAAGCCCAACAACAGCTGATTTTAATAGTAACAATGACGTTAGTGGAATTTTAAGATATTATGAAGTGGATTATTTGGCTCAACAAAAAATATTTGTTCAGAGTAGCAGTGTAAATACAGGGGAAATTCAAACAGGTGTCTGGATGGACATTACCAAAAAATTTATTAAGGAATTTACTGCCAGTGGCTATTGTCGTTTAATTTTTGGTTCTGGAGATACTGATGTGAATGCATTTCAGCAAGGATTTTTAAATGGCGGTGTATCGAACCAGTATTTTTTGGATAATTTCCTTAACAATACCGCTTTAGGCGAAAAATTAAAAGAAAATTATACATTATATGTTAAATATAGAACTGGCGGCGGCGTGAGTTCAAATGTTGGTGCAGGAGTGTTAACGCAGTTGGGGGCTTATACATTGAACGTGAATGGCTCTCGTCAAGATTTTAATCAGTCGGTTACACGAAGCTTAACTGTTAATAATCCTATTCCCGCTATGGGGGGAAATGATGGCTTATCGATAGAACAAATTAGAGAATTAATTCGATATAATTATTCTGGTCAAAACAGAGCAGTTGCCCTATCTGATTATTTAACTCAATTATTCAAAATGCCAGGAAAATATGGATCACCTTTTAGAGCTAACGTTGCCGAGATTAATAATAAAGTGGTCTTAACATTACTTGGAATCGGCTCTGATGGCACATTAACAAATACCAGTAATTCATTGCTGAAAGAAAATATCACTGATTATCTAAGTGGATATAGGATGGTTAATGATTTTATTGAGGTACGCGATGGAAGAATTATTAACATAGGTGTGTTTATTGATGTTTATACGGATAATACATCCGATAGTCAAATAGCAAATACTATAATTGGGGATGTTACAACATATTTTGATATAAATTCTCATAATATGAATGAAGATATTTTTATTGGCGATTTAATAAAGGAAATAACTTTAATAACTGGGGTAATAAATGTTATCGGAATTAAAATATACAATCTTGTTGGGGGATTATATTCGATAAACACCACGTCTCAAACAATTGCAGATACCACAACTGGAGAAATAGTTTTAATAAATAACACCATTTATTCTGATCCTGATTCAATGTTTGAAATTAAATTTCCAGAAACAGATATAACAGTCAATGTAAGGAAAAGAACGGATATGTAATGGAATTGTTAAAAAAAAATATTAAACGAGCTTTAGAATTGGTTGCAAATCCTGATGGTACGCACACATTTGTTCCGAGAACTGATGTTCAATATCATATGAAGATTGGATTAACAACTGACAATAAAGAACTTGGATTTTTTTATGCCGAAGAACCCTTAACTCTATTATCAATAACGGGAAATACAGATGTATCAATAACGGGAACAACTATCAGCAGACTAATTGAATTAAAAAAATACACGGCATCAACAGTTTTTACTAATTTATATATTGTTTATGATATTACAACAGGAAACGGCGTTGATTATACAAATAGTATTGAGAATGTTTTAGTTGTTTATTATATTGACGGAATAATGTATATCGACGATCTGATTAATAAAATAACAACTTATAGCTATATTGGGATCGGATATGCCTCTCCAGATTTTATATTTTATCCAGTGTTAAAAGACGACTTACTTAATAATATCGTTACAAATGTTAATGTTTCCAGCGACATTTATATTGAAAGAAGTCCGTTAAGTGTTTATGATATGTTATATAGATTGGAACATATTGAAAATATGCTCGAATTAAATACTTATGCTGGGGGAGGGGTATTTGTTGTTGTAAATAATATTTAATTTTTTGTATTTATTAATAAAATAAAGAATTATGGGTATCGGGGTAGTTGGAACAATAAGGCCAGCTGATGTCAGCGTAAATGACATTAGTGTTTATTATAATTATTCGGCGAGTAGAGAAACAAGCAACACTATTATGTATGATATTAATGCTTCTGATGTGTTATCATATTGTTATTTACCAACTGCCGATCAAATAGCAAACAATGAAAATTTATTGGAAGGACTTTATGATTTAACACTACCTTCAACAATTTTTAATCAATTAGGAATATATACAATTTATATTAAACCGTTAACAATCACCACAACAATATTTGATTGCGGAGTTTTATCGGCAATGCCAACAACGAAAGGACTTGTGCTGGATAGTACGCTTTTACCTCAGTCTTTAAAATCCAACAATGCCTTACAGGGTTATAGGATTGAATATATTAATTCTGACGGAACCAAATTAAGAAATGTTTCAAGGTATGTTGTCACTTCAAATAAAGCTGTAGCAGTGACGGAAAACGTAGGAACTACGCAACAGAAAGCCACAAGATATCGCTTAGATGATTCTGGTTCCTTATTGTTTTTACAATTAACCCCGACGAGTTCATCCGAAATAAAACCGAACGTATTACCATTTATTGGAATTCCAACACAAACAATAATAATTTCAAATACA